CAAGACCAACAACAAGAGCTCCAATACCAGTTGCAATCAATGCCAATCTGAACAACTTCATTGCTGTGGTTGATGCTGTTGTCGCTGTTGCAAGTCCAACATTGGCACCAGCCTGAGCTGTGGTTGCTGCCGTGTTGGCTAATGTCGGAGCAATGGATCCAGTCAAGACAAGATTCTTAACTTTCTCAAGACCGTTTCTTATTTGCAATCCAAGGATTGATTCCTTATTCAAATTGTTAGCAACAATACTCACAGCATTAACCAATCCTTGAGCCGCTTGCAGCTTGACCATTGTCTGAGTCAAAGCCTCAGACTCAACACCAGTCAATGCAACCGCTGATTGTATTCCTTGGAATGCAGCTGCTCCAGTCTCAACTCCTTTCAATGCTGTATCAACACCAACAAAGTCAGATGATAATGCTGTTGTCTGAGCCTTAAGATCACCAATCTCATCCTTAAGATTTGCAGCGTTTCTGATTGCTTGTGCTCCGATGGGAGTCTCAGTCCCAGCTTGTGCAGCCAAGTTCTGATATTCCTTCATTGTCCTGGTCAGATCTCGCATTGTCAACCCTCCAGCCTCAACTCTTGCATTGAGCTCCTGGAGTTTTTGATCAAAGGTATCTATGCCAGTATTATCTGCCGCTGTTTTTTGTGTTGCCTTGAGATCTTGATTCAAGTCATTGACAGCCGCATCCATAGCTTGGATGTCCTGAACACTGTTGCCAGTATTGACCTTAAGTGAGAATACAACTGACTTCTCTGCCATTAGCTAAAAGGTGGTGGTGTTGGTTTCGGTTCGTAAGGAATCAAATCAAGATCTTTAACCCAAAGATAGTCTGGATTAACACATTGCTCCATTTCCTCTACTGAGATTACCCAATTGTCAAAATTATCTTGCAGTGGGTTGAAGTAGCTATCTGGAGCATACCACTGCCCAACAAGTTGGTCTTTCTGTTCAACGGTTAATAAACCTACATATATTGTACTCATGCTTTATATTCTTTTAAAATTTGTTCAATTGGTTTTTCAGCTCTGCATCTACTTACTAATGTTCTAACATGAACACCAATCATATCTGCCCATTCAGCTCGTGTTTTTGTTAATCCTTTATAAGTTAATAAATAATTTGTTCTTCTATTATTAGCTTGTTGTTTTTTAGTAGCCCAAATGCAATTATCTTTCGAGTAACCTTTATTAACATCTAATCTTTCAATAGTATGATTTTTAGAAGGTTTGTTTCCCATGTCATTTAAAAATGATTCAAAACTATTTACCCATTCGTTACAAACATTGATACCTCTTTCACCATAATATTTAAATGATGGATTGTTTTTATTTATACACCTATCTTTTATTCCTTGCCAAGTTTTATATTCAGGTGTTTTTGTTTTTCCATGAGTTTTATTATGATTATATTCATTCATACATCCACATGAAATATTCTTTTTTAGATATTGAGTAGTTAATTTTTTCTTTTTACCACATATACAAACTGCATCAAAATATTTAATATAATATTTATCAGTATGACTATATCCTATTATTGTATAATAGCTATTTTCTTTTTGAGTTATATTTTCCATACTCAAAGATACTAATAACAATTGGATTATACAAATTAATTTCATAGTCTAAATATTTCTGGACAAAGCCACTTGAAATGCTTGAACTGCTGTATAAAAGTTAGCTGCTTCAGTATCTGTTAAACCGTCACCGATTGAGGCGAAAGCATAATTTCTTAATGAATATGAACTAATAGCACCACTTGCGTTTATAGCAGATATAACTAATGCAGTAGTGCTTAATTGTGAACTTGTTTGTGCTGTATCAATTACTTTAATTCCATTCTTGTAACCTATTGTATTGGTTGCTGAATTTCTATTAGCTATAAATAAACCTCTTGAATCTGTATTAGCTACATTTGGATAAGTAGGCGTTCCATATTGAGAATAAAATTTATTATCAGTCCATCGTGAAATCAAACTATTTTCAACAGCACCTGTGCCCGAAGCCGAACCCATATCATATCCACCAGAAACATTTGTCCTTGAATATATTGATAAATGTCCGCTTGATATGCTTAATACTGAATTAGGGATTAATCCTGTGTTACCATAACCATTTGCACTACCAGTAACACCATTAGAATTCCAAGTCCATCCGCCAAACCAACTTATTTGATATTGTGCTGTATTTTTAAGGTTATAACTTGTACTTGTACTTGTTCCACCAACAAACGGATAAACCGCCTTCATCTTAGTCCAAATAGAATACCCTTTCAAGTCAACTACCAAAGTATTAATAGCCGCTTGTTGAGTAGGGTCTGTAATTGCAGCCGCTGTTATGAATGCTTGTGCATCGGGGTCAACTACTCCACCTGATGTTGATCTGGCTAAGATGCCATGTGTTGCTAAAAACATACTATTGCCGTAACCAATCATAATACTAAACAAACAGATCCAGATGTCAATGTGACACCACTAAACTTTGCACCTCTCAATGGTCGGATGATTGCACCAGCTTTTACTGCTGTGCCAGTTGCCGCAATGTAAGTTGACTTAACATCTGTACCAGCAACTCTAATTGCTGAGAATACTGTATCCTCAAGCACTATAATTGCATCATGATCAACAGTCTTTGCAACTGTATTATTTACTATAAAAGTTCCTTGTTGTGCTGTTAAAACACTATTTGAATTTGCCATTTTTATTTATTTTAAGTTGTTATATCTCCAGCTAAATACCATTCGTTTGTGCCTCTCTTTATTAATGTAGCCATTCCATATTGAGCAGCAATCTTTGTCTTGCCTCCACTTGATCTCAATGTGACTCCTGTATTTGGCACAATTGTAACTTGACCAGCACCATATTGAGAGATCAATATATTAGCTCCAATTGGTAAAGGTTGAGCTGCATTGGTTGGTATTATGATATTGTTTGATGATCCAAAATTACACTCAATTAATTTGCAATTATCACTGGTTGTCAATGTATATTGCAATGTTTGTGTGCTAATTGGAATTAGAATCACAACAGCTCCAGTTCCATGTGGAGTTATGTTAATATTCCCATTTGATGTGCTCACAATACTATTGCCATTTATATCAAGATTGCCACCTAATTGAGGCGATGTATCAAGACTAAGCTCATTTGCTTGAGCTCCAGTAATTGATCGAGAAACATAACCAGGTCCAGATACAACAGAAATCTCAATGAGATCTGTTGCTGCAATCTTGCTACCTTTCGCTGTTAAGTCTGATATTTTAACTCCCATTATCTATGGATTTATGAATCTAATTTGACCATCTTCTGTCAACCTTGTTTGACTATCTTCTGTGAATCTTGCCTCTGGATCTGTATATGGATCATATGGTGGAGTCACAATTGTTGTCTGGATACCTTCTCCTTCTATTATGCGAATCAGTTCGACAACTGTTGATACATTCTTTCCGCTCTGATAGTCACTGACTTTCAGCAACCTATAAACAACTCCATCAATCTGAATTAAGTTTCTGAAATCAAGGCTATTGATGTCTGATGGTCTCAGCATTACTGAACAAGTAACTTGCTTTCCAAATCTTGATATCAACTCTTTGATGAACTTCTCATGATACAGATACAAGTTGTTGGTTGGATAGTTGCTTGTGGACCAGAACACATAATCCGGAACACCAAAGTTGAAATCAAATGTCGGAGAGTCTAAGCTATTGAGATGACCCACATAAGGATAATCAGTCTCTGCATTTGACACACCATTCTCATCTCTATGAGTCCATGCTCCAGTTCTTAATCCACCTAACTGCACAATGAATGGCTTGCCTTTTTTCTTTTCAATCAAGCTGGTGCCATCCTCATTGAATTTAACCTGGAATGATCTCGGAACAATCAAGTCAGTGAATGATGATGGTGAATCCTCTGGAATACGAACCAACAACTTTTGGCTGAATGGTAACTTGAATTGAGTATCGCTTGTTGCAAATTGACTTTGACTCTGAATCAAGAATGAGCCATATTGCTTTTGAACATCATCCAGATATCTTGTGTTCCAATAGTCATCATCTTGCTCAAAATTAAACTTGTAATTCTTTGAACTAAAATTAATGGTCGGCTCAATTGTAATATCCTTGGATCTGTCAAGTTTATAAGTCCAATCAATAGCATCTCCACTGGCATTGTAAAAATCAGCCAATGGCTCAATCTCCAATATTGTTGGATCAGCTGTTGATGGCTTGACATACAAGTTGAATGCTGTGATGATACCCTTGAGGAATTGATCACATGTCATGTCAGGAAGGAATGCATCCAGATAAACTGTGCCTCCAGCTGTTAATGTTTGTGGTTGCTTTAAAATGTCAAGAGTTGCTATGTTGCTAACAATCTCAGTTGTTATTCCTTGCAATCCTGTTGCCCCTCCAATTATTTGAGCTTGAGTTAACTGATATACAATTTTAAATGTTAAAGTATCATTTATTAAAAGATTGATTTGTCTTGTGTAATCAAAGCTATATGTAACAGAGTATCCAGTTAAGTTACCATCAAGAACACCTTGATAAATCAAGTCATCTGATATTTGTATATTGTTTTTAAATATTAATAATTTAACTTTATAATTTCCATACATTAATGTCCCTCCAGTTGTGAAAGTTACATCATGATCTCCGACATAGTTTATTGTAAACAATCCATCAGATGCAGCTACAAATTGAATTGGTGATGTTGATTGAATCTGTCCGAGATTATCTTGAGTTACTGATCCATCATAGTCATCAAATAAAGTTAAATCATTTAAAAACCAAAGTCCAGATCCATTGTTTTGAGTTGTGCCATTTATGATTTTACCAGATGTATTATTCTGCTCCTCTGTGAATGAACTATCATTATCAGCTTGAGCTTGTGTAATGGTTGGAAGATCTCCTCCAGGATAAGCCATTAACAGCTTCTTGAATAATTGACTCTCAAGGAAATTACTATCCCATGTGATGCCAGCATAGTTAAATGCTTTCTCCAATATCTCATAGCAAAACACTTGAGGAGGAATGTGCTCAACTCCAAAGGTGGAAGGTGCTGGACGCGTGAACCCGTAATCAATCAAGCCGTAGTAATACCCCCGACCAGTCCACCCTTGAGAGTCTTGGTTGCTGGAAGGAGATCCATTCAACTGGATGATTCCATTCCATGTGTCTTGTTGGTTGTTGTATGTCAGAGCATGATTGTACTCTGAGAATCCAAGCTCATTAACCTTGATCTTTGTTAATCTGGAGATATAGTCAATTGTATCACTGACAAGAGTAATGTCAAATGACCATATTCCATTAAGTAATTTACAGCTCATCAACTGAGCAACACCATTGAACTCAAGTAATCCATTCTGGTAGTATTGTGCCTCTGCCTTAATGCTTGGATCAAAGTCAACGAAATCACTATCTGCATTGCTTATTTTATCTGTTGCACTCAAGGTGAACACACTCAACATCAGAGATGTGTTGTTCTTTGTTCCTGGCAATGTGATGGTCTTGGACTTGTTGCCCTTCCTTGCATTGAGATCCTTGATATCACTGATATTGAATGTCAATGGAAATGGAGCATCTTGGTTTATGTCAACAAGCCTCCCATTTATGAATAACTCTCCAGCCATTAGTTCAGTTGAGATCTATATGTGAATGTTCTATCTATGTTGACAGTCTCTTGAATCAGACCATCTCTTCTGCGTTGCTTCAATGTATAGTTTGAATTAGTTACCTTAACTGGCTCAAACTCAGTTCCATTCTCTCTCTCAAGATATACCAATGGACTATCATACAAAGATTTCACCAACCATTGTTGAATGTCCTGGTTGATCCAATCAGAATTCAATGTCAATGTCTCAGTCTTAGTCTTGGCAAAATTAATTCCTTGACCAGCATACAATGGATATGTGTAGCTGGTGCCATCCCATACTCCAGGATCTCTCTGATATCCATAGCTCTGCACATTGGCAGCTTCTGTTGAAACAAGACTGAATGTAAATGAATCAAATGATCCAAACTTATTCAACCAATGCAATCTATAGGTATCATATCTCTTGCATTCAAGATCCATGTATATTACAAATGGTCCAACAAATGAAACGCCAGAAACATCAACAGAAACTGAATATCTATAGCAGTCATCAAAATCAGTCTGAGTTATGGTTGAATTTGCTATGATCACTTGTGGCCCAACATTTAAGATATTAAACTCAACAGATGTTATATTAATATAATCACTTGCAATTGTATTATTTTGAATGTCAAGCAATTCAACGTATAGTAAAACTGGAGCTGATGCAGTTTGTTCTAAATAGCCAAGAAAGAAATTCTCATCCATTCCACACAAAGCTCTTTTGCTTGTTGGAAAGTAAGTCATGAATACTGCATCTTGAGTTAGGTTGGGATCATAGATTGTATAGTCCCAGTTTACCCAATCTTTATATTCAAGAGCAGCATTAATAGCTTTCAATGTTGTGCTTGTATCACTTGCTTGAATGGTTGGAGTTGTGCCATATTTCTCATAGACAATGATAGCATAAGTGACCATTGATGTTGATGCATCATTCTCAATGGTTGTTGTTGGGATGATATTTGATATCACACTTTGCACCGCCTCCGATACATCGATACGTCCAAGAGTATTAAATTGTCTAAATACCTCTTGAGTCAATCTCAACTGGCTATCAACATACAGCTCAACAATAAAACTGAAATTTGGTTGAGCAGTCTGATCGCTGCTAAAAGTGAATACCAAAGGATTGCCAGCTGGTGCAATCAATTGTGGCTCATCATATATTGTTACTGCCATTCTTTGTAAAATTTATTTGAAACATTAAACCAGTCATCTCTGCCAAGTCATTTGCAATCCTATCCAGAACCTGGTCATTGATTACATTCTCAGTGATATTCTTTGGTCTCAATCCTCTTTGCTTGATGTTGGATGCCACAGCGTATGCATGACTCATGTCCAACCCTTTCCACTGACTGATGGCTGTTGCCATGTTGTGAGATACTCCAGGATAGTTGAATGAGAATTGGCTGCCATAGTTGTTGGTGCCAACAGCATTAACCCCTTCATCCACAAATGGAAAGTAATCCTCTGCCTCTAATCTGAATGACAGCTGTCCAGTTGGGACTGGAATGATTGAAGCCGCCAATGCTCCAGTATTCTGAGCAACTTTCTTTGTGTAATCTCTGAACTCAGTTGCAAGCTGATTGGAAAGCTCAATGATAAACCTATCATAAGCGTTCTTTGGTTGCTCTGCATCTTGAGCCGATATACCAAAGTCCTCAAGAAAATCAAAATCAGCCATTTCTTAATATGCGTTTTTGTTCGTTCTCATCCACTATTCTAAAATAGTTCATCCAGAATAGAGTTGTCACATAAGGCTGTTGTGTAATCTTTGCCACACTGACTCCCATTTCTTTGGATAGTCTATGAATGATAGTTGTCCAACTGAACCACTCTGAATCTTTAAGTCCTGCTCCATCATCATCATTTCCATCCTCTGCCTCGCCATCTGTATCCCTAATATAGCGAGCCTCCGCTTGTCCGATAAGTCCAAAAAAAAACTGAAGAAATTTAAGAACTCATCACCTGGAAAGTTTTCTTTGAATTCTTTGTATCTCACCTCATTAGGATTCAGCACTCTTCCTCTGTCATCTTCTTGGCAATACTCCATACCTTTCTCAACATACATGATTGCCAATGCTTGACATGGATCTTGGCTGATATCCTCAATCAGTTTCAAGTCAATGATCTGACCAGTTGACACATAGCCAAAGTTTTTCTCAAAACAATACACCTTGCCATTGACCTCAATCTCAGGCTGTGGCTCTTGGTATTTATAAGTGACCAACAACTGGAGGAGATGGTTGGCAGCAACTTGTATGGATTCAATATCAGCTCGCTTGATCTTGTTGATTGACTCTCCACTGAATAGACTCAGCAACTGACATTGGAAGATCAACAGTTGTGTGATGTCATCATCCCTTTGCTCCTTCATTGCCTCTGCCATCATCAGCCATCTGGTCATCTGTTCAGGGGTGCATGCTGATAATGTTGTTGGTAGTTTTATCTCAAGTTGTTTCATACTCTCAAAGCCATATATCTCCCTCGGTTGGCGAATTCCTTTCTGCTGTGCCAAGCCAATGCTGTTGAGATGACACCATCATCATGCAATCCAGCTGGTGCAGAATAACTCACATTCCTGGTATTTGGATTGTAAATATAGGAAAAATTATCAAGCTCATCAATCAACCATTGCTCATTGATAATTGAGATTGCTGATTGCTCAAATGCCACAGCGAGATCCTCAATGATGATTGGCTTTGTTTTGGATGTTGTGACAAATGGATGGATCAGATTCTTGCATCTCACCTGAAGCATCTCAAAGAACACATCACCTTGATTGTTGACTTCCACCAATGTGGTTGCATTGTATTGCTTAATCAACTCAGCAACCTTCTCAATGATCTTGCTCCACTCATCATGCCTCCATCTGTGAGCAGCGACCATCTGTCCATCCTGGTTGATGATAGTCAGAACAGTGTAGTCATCAGCTCGACCAATGTCCAGACCAGCATACATCTTTGCAGTCTTGGATCCAGTACCAATGCATTCAGATACGTTTCTGAATATACCACTGGCATTATCAATGAACTCAGCCAAGTACTCTTGCCGGAACACATAATCTGGGAGGGATCGCTTTCTCTCATCCAATTCTCTGGGATCAATCATGGGATTGTCATAAGATGTGAAATGAAAGTAAGCATATCTCTCATCATAGTTTGGTTGCATGCAAAGCTTATGGAAATGATTCTTGCCTTTCGGAGTTGATATAAAGATAATCTTCTTTCCTTTCACTAAGACAGTTGCACTCAATACCTCATCCCATAACTCTGGTCTGGTGAATGCCATCTCATCAACAACCATGTAATCAAATGTATTGCCTCGGATGTTGTCTGGTCTCTCCCCTGAAAAGAATTCAATGGTTGATCCAAAGCCAGAGATCATCAGATCAGATCTATTGAAAGTAAACAATCCACTGGCTGTGGTTGCTCTCTCCATTTCAGAGAATACTTTTTTGCCTTGCTTATAAACTGGAGTTACCCAAGCAATCTTGCAACCTTTGTCATTGATGGCCCACCATAATAATTGATTGATGCCGAGCATGGTCTTGCCAAACTGCCTACCAATATTCAGAGCATAGTACTTCTCATGGCCATGGTTGATGGCATCATGAATGCTCCTCTGATTATCATGAGGCTTGTAGCCTTTGATTGTACTCATCTGATACAAAGATAATAAAAAAGGGAGCTATCAACTCCCTCACATCGATCTGGCAACTGTTCAAATGGTAAGTACCCAGATACCTCATTCAAAATCAAACTTCTCTACATTTCTGGTCTCAACTTGTTGTCTGTCATGCATGCCGAGTCTGTTCTTTGCGTAGAATATTCCTTTGCCTTCATTGCCCACAATATCAATGGCTAAGCCTTTGAATAGATCATCTATTTTTTTGATAGTGTCGGATTTGAGTTTATTATCTGAATTCAACCAAGCATAATAAGTATCTCTATGAATAGTCTTATCTTTCCTCACAATAGGAATCCAAATTCTTAGAAAATAGTCTATCGTTGGAATATGTCTATCTAACACCATTACAATATCTCCTTTATTAGATATCATTTCTTTCTTATGGTTAAGACACT